CGGTACTGGGGTTAGTATTGCGCCAAATGAAACAGCGATTGTTTATTATGATTCAGTCACAGCTACGGATTATGTAAAGGTCAGCTCAACAGTCAATGTATCTTCATTCAGTGCAGGAACAACAGGATTTACTCCAAGTACCGCCACAACAGGTGCAGTGACATTGGCAGGCACACTAGCAACAACTAACGGTGGCACAGGACTCACATCATACACAGCAAATGGTGTGGTGTATGCAAGCTCTACAAGTGCTTTGGCTACAGGTTCAGGATTAACTTTTAATGGAACAACATTCAGCACAACTAATGACGCATCTATTCATGGATTGACTGTTGGTCAAGGTGCGGGGTCTGTATCTAACAACACCGCATTAGGCAATGGCACTTTATCAAATGGAAGTACAACAGGTGGTAGAAATGTTGCAATAGGTTTCAATGCTGGAAATACACTTTCATCAGGCGCACAAAATACATTGATTGGTTCTTATTGTGGTACTGGATTGACCACAGGAACTCAAAATATTGGTATTGGTGATGGAGCATTAACTGGCAATAGCACAGGCGCAACAGGTTCATACAATGTTGGAATTGGCGCATTAACATTATTGACGAGCGGTTCTAGCAATACTGCTATTGGTTATCAAGCATTACAATCCAACAACACAGCATCTTACAACACTGCAGTAGGGTATCAATCTCTACAAGCTAACATAACGGGAACTTATCAAGTAGCACTCGGTTATAGATCTGCTTACAATGCAACTGCCAGTTATTCGGTATATATTGGACAGGGTGCTGGATATAGTCATAGCACTTCTTCAGAAAATAATGGTTCTGTTTTTATTGGAGATGGTGCTGGAGGCATTGGTGGTGGATTAACTGGGCATGACAATACTTATATTGGTGGAAGTTCAGGCTCAGCCATGACTTCAGGCTCGAAAAATACAATACTTGGGCAATATACAGGCAATCAAAATGGCTCAGACATTCGCACATTAAACAATATAGTTGTTATATCGGATGGCGATGGTTATCCATATTTAAATTTAAATAGAGGTTCAGGAACGGCTAGAGGATTAGCATTTGATGGTACAGAATTTTTTCCAACAACGGATAACACAATTAGTTGTGGATTTTCTTCATTTAGATGGTCAGTTGTATATTCAGCAACAGCATTGATAAATACATCAGATAGAAATCTAAAACAAGATATTGCAGATTTAGACAATACTGAAAAACGTGTAGCAATTGCAATTAAATCTCTTATTAAAAAATATCGTTTTAAAGATTCAGTAGCTGAAAAAGGCGATAAAGCAAGGATTCACGTTGGTGCTATTGCCCAAGAAGTTGCATCTGCGTTTGAAGCTGAAAATCTAGACCCAACACGCTATGGTTTGTTTTGTTCTGACACTTGGTATGAAGTTGATGGAAAGAAATTAAATGCTGGCGGTGAATTTTATAAATCTACCGATGAATCAGTTGTTTCAGTAACTCAACTTGGTTTACGCTATGATGAACTTTTAGCTTTTGTAATTTCAGCAATGTAAGGATTAACATGGCAACAACTTATACATGGACAATCAACAATATGCAACAATGGCCTAGCGGTACAAACGCTGGTTATGTTGTCAACGTCAACTGGACTCTAACAGGCACAGACGGCACTCATACAGCAAGTATTGGTGGAAACACTCAGTACCCAGTATCTGATGCTCAGGCAGGCTTTGTACCATATTCATCTTTAACCGAGGCAACAGTTATCGGTTGGGTGCAAGCCTCTTTGGGTGAGCAAGGCATCGCTAACTTTGAAGCCAACGTACAAGGCCAGATCAACAGCCTTGAGAATCCCCCAGTATCTCCAACAACACAACCACTACCTTGGACAGCATAATGGAAAAGATTACTCTCTCAACATCTCTTGTTAATAACATCATGGCTTACCTTGGAACACGCCCGTTTCAAGAAGTATTCCAATTGATTCAAGAAGTGCAAAAAGAAGCACAAGCACAACAGCCTGAGCAAGTGGCAACAACTCCACCTGAAACCAATGTCTGACACCGAAAAAGACCTTGCCGTTCACGTTGCAGTCTGTGATGAGCGTTACCGCAACATTGAGCAATCGTTGAAAAGTGGCGAAAGGCGCATGACCAAGATCGAGTATTTGATCTATGCTGTGATGGCAATGGTTATGTTCGGGCCTGGGGTTGCGGCGCAGTTCTTTCACAAGTTCTTTGGAATCTAATGGATCCAATCACCATCTTTGCGGCGTGTAAAGCGGCTCACGCAGGGATTCGTGAGTGTATTGACCTTTACCAAGATTTTAAAAAAGATGGCAAAGACGTTGGTGATATCGTAGGCGACATTGGTAAAAATTTAGGTGCGTTCTTTACCCATCAAGAATCGTATAAAGAAGCTGAGAAAGAAGCCAAGAAGAACCCACTGCCCAAGAAGATCAGCATCAATGAAGAGGCCATGAACAGGATTCTGCGCCAAGAGCAGATTCAACGCATGGAGACTGAGCTTCGTGAGATGATTATTTATCAGATTGGGATGCCTGGCCTCTGGTCAAAATTCACAGAAATGCGTGAGATTGTGCGTAAAGAGCGAGAAAAAGTCGAGCGTGAGCAAAAAAAGCCACTGAGCTTGTCGCCCTCAAAAGGCGTCAGTTCATTAATAAATGGGAACTCCGAGCCTCGATCATGGCAGGAATCCTTGCTCTTTTCCTCACGTTTGCCGCGCTTATGTACGCCATACACATAGACTACCAGAATTCAAAGGAGCATAAGAATGGATTGGCTTAAATCGCTCGCACCAACTCTGGCCACGGCACTTGGGGGGCCACTCGCGGGCATGGCAGTTGAGGCCATCTCCAAAGCCATAGGGGTTGACCCTAGTGAAGTGCAGAACACGATTAACTCTGGCAAGATGACCGCCGACCAAATTGCTTCACTCCAAACTGCTGAGATTGCCCTGAAAGCCAGAGCGCAAGAAATGGGGCTTGACTTTGAGAAGTTGGCCGTGGCAGACCGCACAAGCGCTCGCCAGATGCAGATCAGCACCAATAGTTTTGTTCCTCCAACTTTATCCATCATGATCGTAGTGGCTTGGTCGGCGGTACAGTATTTCTTATTGACCCATATCATTGACCCATCTATGCGTGAGTTGATTGCCCGTGTGCTGGGTACGCTTGATGGTGCTTTAATGCTAGTTCTTTCGTTTTACTTTGGCTCATCCAGCGGCTCTCAGGCTAAAGATACGATGATCCATAACTCGACACCCACAAAATGACTACCTTACTCAGCCCCCATTTTTCGCTCGAAGAGCTTACAATCACAGATCACAGGGAGTTTTCAAATGAACCTAACGAATCTGAAAGACAAAATCTCGTCCGCCTTGCAAACTTTTTGGAACAAGTTAAGTTCGTCTTGGGCGGCGTTCCGATCATGGTTAACTCGGCCTATAGATCCGCCCAAGTAAATGCGGCAGTGGGTTCGGCTCCAACCTCACAACATAGGCTGGGTTGCGCGGCTGACCTGCGAGTACCTGGGATGACGCCAGACCAAGTGGTTCAGGCCATCATTGGCTCACAGCTAGAGTTTGATCAAGTCATCCGTGAGTTTGACCGCTGGACGCACATTTCTGTGCCAAATAATGAGGGCGATAAAGCTAGACGCCAAGCGCTGATCATTGATAAGCAGGGAACAAGGAAGTACGCCTAATGCCTTTATACAAACCCACGTTCAGACCCGGAGTCAACCGCGAGAACACCCGTTATAAGAACGAAGGTGGGTGGTACGAGTCCGACAAAGTAAGGTTTCGCCAAGGCAGTCCCGAGAAGATTGGCGGCTGGACACAGTACTCATCGAGTATATTTTTGGGCGTTTGCCGTTCTCTTTGGAATTGGATCACGCTTTCAGCGCAGAATATCATTGGTGCTGGCACAAATTTAAAGTATTACTTGACGATTGGTAATCAGTATTTTGATATTACTCCAATCCGATCAACAACCACACTAACCAATCCTTTTACAGCCACTGCGAGCTCTTCTACCATCACGGTATCCGCAACTGCACACGGCGCATTGATCAATGATTTTGTGACTTTTAGTGGCGCTACGGGGTTGGGCGGCAACATTACTGCTGGGGTATTGAACCAACAATATCAAATTACAAGTGTTCCTAACGTCAATCAATTTACGTTTACTGCAACAGCCACAGCCAATTCAACCGATGCTTCAGGCTCACCTGGGGGCGGAACAGTTACGGCAGCTTATCAACTCAATACTGGCCCAGCTTTCCAGACGCCATTTAGTGGTTGGGGCGCAGGTACTTGGGGTGGGGGTTCATGGGGTAATGGGCAGGCCGTCAAGAACAATCTTCAGATTTGGAATGCATACAACTTTGGACAAAATTTGCTATTTGGGCCTGCTGGCGGCGGTATTTATTATTGGGCTGCGCCTACGTTAACTAATCCGGGAGTTTTGCTTAGTAGTACGGGTGGAACAGTTACTATTACTATTGCGTCTCCTGCGGTAGTTACCTCATCGGTTAATTTGCCCAATAACAGTTCCATACAACTTGGTACAACAGGGGCACTGCCCACAGGTTTAACTGCGGGAACAACTTACTATGTGGTCAATGTTTCAGGCACTACGTTTAATCTTGCCACCACAGCCAACGGCACGCCAATAAACACAAGCGGCTCACAATCTGGCGTACAGTCTATTTCTGATCTAGTGGATGTACCGCTCTTCCAAAACTTGTTAACTGTTTCTGATGCGTCTAATTTTGTATTGGTTTTTGGTACAAATGCGTTGGGCACAACAACTATAGACCCCATGCTCATTAGGTGGTCGGATCAACAAAATCCTTTGGTATGGTACCCCGATATTACTAACCAAGCAGGTGATGTGCGCTTGTCTCACGGGTCTCAAATCGTTACTTATATTCAAACTCGCCAAGAGATTGTAGTGCTGACAGACCAAGCAGTGTATTCGCTTCAATATATTG